CTTCTCAAAGAGTATCACAGTCTGCTCTCTTCTAAAACCGACGCCTTGAAGGCCTCTCGCTTTAATGAAGAGATAGTCGTGAATACCGATGACAATATGTCATCCGTAACGATTTCAAATTTTGAAATCCTTACAGAGACGGTCGAGGGTAAGTTACAAGTTCAAGTGATTAGGTTGGATGATGGTCGTATGACCCGGATACTTTCTAGTCATTCAATTCCTTTCACCAAGTTGTTCGATGATCGTGGTTAAGTCAGAAAGTGGAAAATTAACTGTGTTATCTAGTGGATCGGAAACCATCTCATAAGGGAACGTCTCCCTTGTACAAGGTCAGCATCCTAGAAAGGAGCTATGACATGAGTAATCCAAAGGAGTACTCACTTGAACAGGGAATGCGCTCGCGCTTATGGGCTAATAGACGTTCCAAAGCATTATCAAGAGGAATTTATTTCTCTAGTTATGCGTTGGTACCATTGTTCTGGGGTGGAGTGGACAATCTCAAGACTGAAAGGTCTTAAGGTTGACCTCTACCGCCGTAAAGCGGGTTTAGACCCTCTCTCACATGTTCGTAAGAACAGAAGAGGTGATCTTGCTGGTTGCATAGGCGGTTTGTTCCGCTATGCTGACAAGTCAGACAAGAACTTCCGTAAGGTTGTTCAGACTCTGATGTGTTATTCTGTGTTTATTCACAGTAAACCAACACCCACACAGATAGAGAAGTTTGTGACTGCTCTTTCTGCGGACCCTCCTATCATCGATAGGAAGTACGGAAGGATGTTCCAATCCATCCGTAAGAACTTTGGTGAGAGACCGGTTAAGCGTCAGAAAGATGTATCTTTCTTGCTTTTCCGAGGTTCATCTGAGAAGAGGAAACCATCATTGGGATTCTCTTCTACACCTCAAGACAGAGATGTCTTGGCGGATGCATTATCCATTGTGGATAATGAGATGTACCTGCATGTGTTCAGACACTGGGACCTTTATGGTCCTGTATTTGAAGGGATTAGTCTCCCTGAGCCTACGCACCTCAGATTAAACTATCTGAAGCGGAAGCTCGCACATGAGAGTGCACCTCTGTATGGTGGCAAGGTTGCTTTCATACAAGAGGCAGGCGGGAAGCTACGGTCTGTAGCCTCTCCTTTCATGGGTCATCAGCTTGCTTTACAGCATTTTGGTGACGCGGTTTACGGTTTGATCCGTGAACTTCCATGGGATTGCACTCATGACCAGTCTCGGCCTATCCGTGGCCTCCAATCCCACCTTGAATCCGGTCAGACAGTTCATTCTGTTGACCTTAGTGCTGCAACTGACTACTTTCCACTGGAAATCCAGTCGCGTTGCATGCGTGCCATTTTCGGTAATCTGTCCGATATCACCTTGTTTGAGGAGATATCTCGTTCCCTATGGAAATCACCTATTGGTGAGGTCCAGTGGAAACGGGGACAGCCCTTAGGATTATATCCTAGTTTCGCAGTATTTACTGCAACACATGGATTGCTCCTTTGGTACCTTAATGGTTGTAAGCACAACGAAGATTTCTTCGTGGTTGGCGACGATGTCGTTATTACTAACGATCATCTTTACCATGCTTACATCGCAACACTTCAAGAGTGGGGGTGTCCTTATTCA